GCAAAAAGCGGTGGCGCAGAGTGAGTTGGCCTATTGCCTAGAGGACGAACAAGCATGAGGGCATTGAATCTGGGCGCGGGCAATCATATCTGGAAAGGTGCGGTGAACCACGACCTGCACAAACACCGGCCAGAGATCGACATAGCGCACGACCTGAACGTGTTGCCCTGGCCATGGCCAGACGAATCGTTTGATGCAATCGGGGCCTCGTCTGTATTCGAGCACCTGCAGATCGACCTGGTACAGGCGTTAGATGAGTGCTGGCGTATTCTGCGTGCCGAAGGGACCTTGCGGGTGAAAGTGCCCTACTGGAAGCATGACAATTCCTATGCAGACCCGACGCATAGATGGCGGTACAGCTTACGTTCATTCGACGTCTTCAACCCCGACAGGAAGTTGGGCAAGGAATTAGGCTTCTACACTGCGCGCAAGTGGAGCTTTGTGAAGCCACCCAGATTGAATGATCAGAAATCGTCTGTCATCGTAGTATTGCAGGTGCGCAAATGAACGATGTGCTGATCGTGTCCAAGGCTGATAAGCGGCTGCGAGTGCGGGCTAAGAGGAAGGGCCTGCAGGTGGTGATCACCGACGGCAATCCGGCTGGGATGGAGTTTGACCGTGCTCTCATCGTGGCACCTGGCACGGTCATCCCGTGGGATCTGATCAAGCACGGGCTCCACTTCTTGCAGCGATGGGATGCAGCGGCGCCGCTCTGGCGATACGGTAAGACAGCAGCCGATGTAGGGGGGCCAGGTGAGAGAAAACGCACACAGAAGATCACGAGGGATTTGCGGATACTGCTCTATTCTCACGAGCTGCTGTTTGTGCGGGATAGCCCAGACGGTCGGGCAATGCTGGTGGCTTGGCAGAAAGAGATGGCTGATGGCGGAGAACCACGGCTGGCGTTTCTGAGAGCGGTCTATCGAGTGAAGCCCCTGTTTCTGGCACTGCCGCGCACGTGGTTGAGTGAAGTCAAGGATCGGCGCACGGATCGGCGGCACCAGCAACCGAGCCGAAGCAAAAAGCGAAAGACCCCGATGGCCGACCGAATCAATGCTCTGGTGAAGGTGGAAATCGCCCCTGGGCGCTATGTGCGCTGTAAGCCAGGTGAGGAGGAGGAAACTCTGAGGCGTTGGCGCAAGGTACTCAAGACACGGCGGGGCGAGCCAGGAAGGCGGGCAAGGCAGCGATGATGAAAGACGAGGACAACGGCCGGCGCAAAGTCCGGCGCGGGGGACAGGACAAGATGCGCAAACCAGCGAAGGACAAGCGGCGTGAAGCAGAATCTGGCAAGGAAGTGGAGCTCAAGGAAGCGGAGGTAGCATGAGCGTCATCTTCTGCACGGTCTTAGACCTTGAGCAGTTTCTGCAGGTTAGTATCTCCTCCGCTGCAGCGATAGGCTCGGCGGAACCTACACACATGGGTACGCCTCGATCCCTGACGATGTCGTGGCCGTGTGCACCAGGGCGGCATCCAGGGCCTATCAGGCGGGGCTCAAGGCTACAGAGACTGAGGGGGTGCCGGGAGTAACCGCGATGGGGCTGGGTGATTATTCGGTGTCCTTCGGCGCAGAGGCAGGGCGGTCTGCCGGGGGCGTGTTGGGGGCCAGCGCCGCGCCAGTGTTGCTGCGCAGCGAGAAGGAACTGCTGGACAGGTACAGGGTGTGAGATGGGATTGATCGACGGACTGTTCAATCACACGTTCACGGTGAGCCGTCGGGAGCGGGTGAGCGACGGCCAGGGTGGATGGGCCATTGCCTACAATGAGGTGGGTACGGTAGAGGGTCGCCTGCGGCCGCTCGGCGCGGCGGAGCGGGCTGGCGAGCAGGCCCCGGCCGCGCGAGAGGAGCGGGAGATTCGTCACGTGTTGTATGTGGCGGTGGCGAGTGATATCCAGCGGGGCGACCAGGTCGAGGGCGATGGGGTGACCGTGGACGTGCTGGGAATCCGCGAGCCGTCGAGGGCAGGGCATCACCTGGAGATCGACTGCGTGGAGCGGCAGTATGAGGTCGCGGAAGAGATGATATCGTGAGCAAAAAGATCGTCGTCGAGTGGCGACAGAAGGAGTTCGTGGCCAAGCTATCAGGGCAGATGGTGAACAACATGGACCGGGCCTGCCAGTATGCGAAAGAGCAAGCCCAGGCGCGAGCCCCAGTGCGGTCGGGGGTGATGAGAGAGGATATCGACTACGAGATCGTGGCCAGGGGCGAGGAGCTGATCGGCTGGATTGGCGTCTTGCGCAAGCGGTTCTATGCGTACTTTGTGGAGTTGGGCACCTCTCAGGCGCGGGCGCAGCCGTTTTTGCGCCCGGCGGTATTCCAGAATGCGCGCCAGATCGTGCGGAAGCTGACGGGGGGCTGAGATGGGGTTGGTCACAGAGGCGATCCACGACCGGCTGGTGGGCGATGGGGAACTGGAGACGTTGCTGGCGAGTTATGGGGGGGAGCCAGCGGTATTCACGGTAGACCCAGTGCCAGGCGATGCTGAATTGCCCTACGTGGTGACGGTCGGCCAGGTGTGGGCGAGGCCATTCGATAGTAAGACGACCCGGGGACGCGAGTTGATGCGGGATGTGCGGTGCTACAGTGAGGCAGACGGGTCCGCTGCATTGATAGAGGCGATTGCTGAGCGAGTGCGGACCTTGTTGCACCGACAGCCACTGACGATCGAGGGCTTTGGGGTTTGGCTGACGGAGTGTTCGGGGCCGGTATCGGTAAACGAACCGGATGCGTATGGACGCATCGTAAGCGTTCGCATGAGCATGATGGAGGAATAGCACAATGGCTCTGAATGGGGCGGATGTACTCTTGTACGTGAATACGGGGACCGACGGAGACCCGACCTGGACCGTGGTGGGCAGCCAGCGCGATGTGACCTTCGATGAGAGCACTGAGGAGATCGATGTATCCTCGAAGGACAGCCGACTCAAGCGGGTGCTGCCCGGGCGTTATGGGGCGACCGTGACCCTAGACGCGCTCTACGTACCTGACGATGGGGCATACCTGGCTCTGCTGGCGGCTATGCGTGACGGCGATCTCATTCAGATCGAGCGCGAGGAATCCGATGCAGCCCTGGAGTATGCCGATGCGCTGGTGACCGGTCTGAGCCACCGATTGCCGGATCAGGCAGAAGCGACCATCTCCGTTGATCTGACGATCGACGGCGACTGGTCTACCGAGATGAGCTGACATGGCAACAGGGGCACGAGGCGAGGCATTCCTGACTGTGGATGGGGAAAACCTTCCCATCCTGTTCACCAACCGGGCCATATTCCAGGCTGAGCGGATGACCGGCAAGCCGATACTACGAATCCTCAATACGGTCTCTGAGCAAAACCTGAGCATAGGCGATCTGGTGCAGCTATTGCACATTGGCCTGGAGCATGGGCGGCGTGATGCGCACCTGGATAGCCGACCGTACACGCTCAACCGAGCGTGGGATGTCATGGACACGGTGGGTTTTCGGGCGGTGACGGTGGCAGTTTACGAAGCACTGGCCGAGGTGTTGAGCTATTCACAGGCCAAGGACGACGAATCCCCCCCGGGGGATTGAGCCAGGAGTGGGATTGGCCGAGGCTCCTGGCCGACGTGCTGCGCATCGGCCTGTCGGTGAGCGAGTTCTGGAGCCTGACACCTCGGGAGACAGCATTGGTGTTCGAGGCGGCCACCTGGCGATACGAGCGCGAGCACCATCAGCGGGCTTGGCTGGCTTGGCACATGGCGGCGCTGAGTCGGGCGAAGCGGTTGCCATCGCTCAAGAGGTTCATGGGAATACCAGCGAGCAAGAGGCTCAGTAAGGATGAAGCCAAGCGACGGGCGCAGGAGCACGCGGAGATGGTAGAGCGCATGGGCAGGAAAAGGAAGCGGCATGGGAACCGGAGCTGAGTCGATCCTGGGCCGGGCCAAGGTCCCGATAACAGCCGACTTGAGTGGGTTGAACGAGGATCTCAAGAAGGCGCAAAAGCACATCGAGGACAAGCTGGGGGCTTCCCTGAAGAGCGTTGGCCAGAAGATGACCAGCGTCGGCAAGCAGTTGTCGCTGAAGGTGACTGCGCCGATCCTGGGGCTGGGAGCTCTGGTGGTCAAGGCGGCCTCGGATTTCGAGAGCGCCTTTGCGGGCGTCCGCAAGACGGTGGATGCTACCGAAGAGGAATACGCGGCCTTGGAGACGGGGATCCGACAGATGTCCAAGCAGATCTCGGCGACTCCAGAGGAAATCGCGGAGGTCATGGAGGCGGCGGGGCAGTTGGGGATCGCCAAGGACTATCTGCTGGACTTTACTGAGACGATGATCAATCTGGGCGTCTCCACGAACATGACCTCGACCGACGCGGCGGTCAGCCTAGCGCGACTGGCGAATATCACCCAGATGCCACAAGACCAATTCGATGAGTTGGGCAGCACCGTGGTGGCCTTGGGTAATAACCTGGCCACCACAGAGGCTGACATAGTGGCCATGTCCCTGCGGCTGGCGGGCGCTGGTTCCCTCATCGGACTGACGGAGGCCCAGACGTTGGGGCTGGCCGGGGCCCTATCCAGCGTGGGCATCGAGGCGCAAGCGGGCGGATCGGCTGTCTCGCGGGTGATGATCGACATGGCCAATACCGTCGCCTCGGCCACGACTGGAACAGTGGACAACACGGCGGCTATAGCCAAGCAACGCGACAAGCTGGGCCTGTTGAACAGTCAATTGGCGATAGCGGTACAGAGGCAAAGCGAGTTTACGGACAAGACCAAAGAATCGACCCGGATGTCCAGCCAGCTCAGGATCGACAAGTATAGGGATGAGATCGCGGCCACGGAGGAGATGCTGGCCCAACTAGAATCGACTCAGGGGAAGGCGCTGGACCCGCAAAAGCTGAGGAGGTTCGCCGAGATCGCCGGGATGAACGTGGGCCAGTTTCGGGACGTATTCGAGAGGGACGCGGCGGCAGCGATCGTGAGCTTTGTAGAGGGCCTGGGGCGAGTAGAGGACGAAGGCGGGAATCTCTTTGCAGTGCTGGAGGAGCTTGAGCTGTCGGAGATACGCACGCGGGACGCGATGCTGCGTCTGTCGGGTGCTGGCGGACTGACGCGGCAGGCGATGAATCTGGCCTCGGAGGCCTTTGGGGAGAACACCGCCCTGACTGAGGAGGCGGAGAAGCGCTATGGGACGTTCAAGGAGCAACTGAAGATCGTGCGGAACCGGCTCCACGACGTGGCGATCACCATAGGAGCCCCGCTACTGCCTAGCATCAAAGATCTGATAGACGACATGGCGCCGTTGAGCACTTTGGTGGAGACGCTGGCGGGCAAGTTTGCCGAGCTCGATCCGAAGACTCAGGCGGTCGCCGTGGAGATAGGATTGCTGCTGGCGGGTGTAGGGCCGCTGCTCCTGCTTCTCAGGCCTCTGGTGACGGCGATAGGAACAATTGGGTTGCCAATGGTTCTGGCGGGGCTGGCTGTAGGCGGTCTGGCCGCCTCGTTCTTCCTGGGCAGCCGGAAAGGAGAGACATTCCGGCAGAGTATGCACTTGCTGTCAAAGGAGCTATCAGAGACCGAAGGGTTGGAGAACCTGGGGAAGTGGGTCGAGATGATCGCCGACCTCTTTGACATTCTGGGAAAGTTCGGCAAAGGTGAGTACGGACTGCTATTCCTCATCACGGGCAAGCACCCCAAAGAGTTCTTTCAGGAGATCACCAAATGGGGGAAGGGTTTCTTTGGCACGGTCGCGGAGCCAGGGGCGGTCACTCCCTATGTTCGGGGCATAGTACTGCCTAAGCAAATTGCCAGTATCGTAGGGGATATCACGGAGTTCGGAAAGCAACTCTTTGGTACCGCTTTTGAGCAACGGTTGGCCAGCCACCAGCGGATTGCGGAACTGTCCGGAGTGGGTATGCCGCCGCCAATACTCAAGGGGGTTGGACTGCCGCCGAGCGAGCTGGCGGAGTCGTGGTCCGGCGGAGTGAGTCATCATTCGGTCACGGTCAATGGCGGCATCAACATCGTCTCGCCTGACCCCGCACGCGCAGGCGAAGATGTGATCAGTGAACTGAAGAAACTCGGGTATCTGCCATGATGGATCGAGTGAGCAATCTCCACGCACATATCTTCAGCGCGGCTGGGGCCGAGCTGGGAGTGGTGGACGCAATTTGGGATTGGAACTACGCGGAGAGGTTGGACGGTGCGGGCGAGTGGCACCTGGAGTGCTGGGCGACGCTGGCGAACGAGACCCTGCTGGCGGAGGGACGGCGGGTTGATCTGTATGGCACATTGGAGGAGGTCGAGCAGGCCCTGAGTTCGGGTCCGATCTCGGGCATCGAGCCGACTATGAACCTGGGCGGCTCGACGTTCTATGTTACGGGGAAAGATCGGATCGCAGAGCTGGCGACGCGGGTGATTCCGGCGCTAGACATCTCGGAGCGGGG